GGGGTTTGTCACTCCCACGCCCAGAAGCGTGGGAAGCCTGTGACCATCTATTGATTTAGCCCTCAATAGATGCCCTTGCGGGTCGGCTCCTAACCCAGGAGGGGGACAGTTTAAAGACGTGAACGGTCTTTTGTTTAACGTGAAGTTAGAGATTTTTGGGTCCATAGGTGGAAATCCGAGTGATAACCCTGAGTGGGGTGGCGGATAACGCAGCTAGTTCGAGTAGGACAGAGCCTGCAGTAAGGAAAAGATAGAATGATGTCATGGTTCCAGAGGCAGCATCAGCAAAAGCCATAAGCTGTTGCCATGTGTACTCTGAATTGGGTGAGTCTACGGGAGTAGATGCAGTATAATTGCCTACAGTGGCAGAAGTTCCGCCAGTGTTAGTGGTAATTATGTATTGGCCTGGTGTATCAATTCTAATTATATTTTTATCTATCCATTTTACAACCATATTTGCACGTCTTAAACTCTCATTGAAAATGGTGAGGGTACTGCCGAAATAGTCATCGGCAGCGGTTGGAATACCTGTATCAACATCATTTTGGAAATAAAGAGCATTTGGGTACTTGAGGGATGGTATTTTCAGTTGAACAGTGTAGGAGATAAATAACTCTCCTGCTTGTTTCGCTGACGCCAACCCAGGGCTGTCTGTTGCAATCCAGAAATTACCCAAATCATCAAGGCGCTTGTCAGCACCAATTGGTGAAGATGAGTTACAATATCTGGCAATGGCTAGACGGCTCTCGTGTGTCAAGTCGATGTCGCAAGCTTCCCACACAGCACACTTCACAGCTGTTTTCCAATTCATCATAGCATACCTAGAGGGTGCTTCATCGTACGAATCAAAATCGGCTCCGATAATAATGTAGCCATCGGTTGCTGTACTGACGCTTGGTCTGTAGTGCATAGTAAGTTTAACAAATCTATACATTTCATACCTGGTGGAGAGTGCAAACAACCATGGGAACGTGCCTGGTGCCTGTGGGTTAATGGCTAAATTGAATACATTAAATGTATCTAGAAGGGGTACATCAGTAACAAACTCCAAGTGTGTGACAGTGATATCACCAGATGGGCTCGTTGTGATCTTTGGTGGAGGACGCTTATAAGATGTGCCAACCGCGGCTGGAACGCCGGTTACTTTGGCTGCGATCTTTGGTCCTTTTGGCTTTACAATGGTAAGTGCTTTCTTTTTACTATTCTGTGGCATGGGTGAATTTTTCTTCACGGGGTAGTTAGATGCGTGCCCAGGCCAAAATGCCCCGTTAGAGGCATTTTATTTATAAGTCGACTTCCATAATCATGTCCAACACATAATGGTCGAGTATGGCAGTGACGTCAGTGATAGAACTATTGTACTCCTCAAAAGCTCTTATGTCATCTATTGAAAGACCATAAACATGTGACATAAAAGCGTACGTACTTTCGGTACTATAGAACTTGCTAGGTGCATGAGGTCTGTAATCTGAAACAGACGGTGCAGCCTTAACACGACCAAGCAGCTTTAAGGCATGCTGGATATACTCATGTGCGACCGGGATATGGTGGAAATCACAGTTAGCACAAGTAAGCACTCCTTTATACCATTCAAGAGCTTGTTTCTCCGTATTGAATGGAGATGCACTGACGCCATTTTTAGCTAGGAAGCGTCCGAGCTTCTGGGCCCAGACGAAAGTATCTCCGTTGCTATCACGACATGGATAGAATCTACCAGAACAATATTCCACATCCCAGATTGATAATCTCTTCTTTGATTTAGCTTTGAAACCATATTTGAGAAACTCCTTCTCAATCATGTCCAATGGAAAATCATACCTACATCTAATAACACTATCATCTCCATTGACTACCATCTGAAAATCAGAAGTGTCAAACAATAAAGTGTAACCAAATCTAGCTGAAAGGGACTTGTAAACCTGGAACGAGACCATACCATTTAGCAGAGCATTTCCTAAAGAGGTATTTGGATCTCCAGAATTTCTACCAGCAGTTTTGTCAAATTGGTAACCAAAATGAGTAAATGACCTAGCGCTACCTTGTGAAAGCAAAACTTCCAGTG